TTAATAAGAAAGTACGTTTTGCCCTAAGACACCGTAATCTACGTTGCCTATTATAAACCCATCTATGACAGGTTCTAGTGTTGTAAAGGTTGTTTTCCAACTATTTGGTGTTATGTTCATGCGTACACCAAAAATCTGTAGGGTCTTTTCAAGCAAAGATCCACCTGGCTGAGTAGTTTTAATAGTTATTGGATCAAAGAAATCTAGGTTCAGGGCTGCAACTATGCCTGTGTCGTAGTTAGGCGTGTATAGGTCGAGGGTAAGCGCATCACATCGGATAGTGGTCTCGGCTCTACTAGCTACATAAGCCTGGGCATAATCTAGGGCTACTGCATCTGTCTGCATAAGTAGATTGTCTAAGAAATAACTATGTAAAAAATATTTGTCAATAGATGCTTGATTAGACGCTATTTGTGCTGTGCCACCAACTCTAGTAATAGTGGCTTTATTAAATACGAGCACATCATTTAATACCCAACTAGCATCAAAGTAAACAATACCTGTGCCATTATCTGCAAAAACTGTGGGTGTGCCTGTAATAGATCCAACAGTTACAGCTCTGTCTTGGAATACAAACGAGTTGTTAGCGTCTACATATATTGCGCCATATTCTGACGTTGTTACGGTAGTTAAGGCTTGTAGTGCTGTGCGATTAGTGCCGGGATCTGCCTGCATGGTCGTAAGGCCTGCATCTATATCACGTTGAGAATCTGGCCAGTCAATTTGATCTAATATCTGGTTAATACGTGTGCCTGCTAGGTCGCCTGCTGTAGCACCAGTGACTGTGCTTATCTGAGCTAACTGGGCTAATCTAAATGCATCTACAGCTTGTATTGTAGTGATGGCTACGGTGTCATCGGACTCACTTGGGTATGTAGTTACATAAGAGGTAATAAATCCTGAAAAGATTGGATAAGTAACGCTGTTAAAGGTTGCACTAATCTGCACCTTTTTCATTGGTGTTAATAAATTATAATACGGGCCGGTAACATTCTGCGGATTGAAGTCGCCATTTTGATCTAGTATGCGTAAGGTCAGTGCGCCTGTCTGAAACTGATCTGATAATGCAGTACGACCTCGGTTAGTCTCTATGCGGTTTACTTGATTAGACACATCTACAATTACAGATGCTGCATCGGCCAATACGTTAGTGCCTAAGATACCTTGGTCAATAATCATAGCCTGAGCAAAGGATGGCCCAGTGCTAAAGTTAATTATTGCATTTATTACTGGTACGGCCATTATGGTAACTGTCCGTTAGCAGAAGTACTATATCCACTACGGTTAGCAACCTGAATACTTTCTGCAATTAACTGTGCAAATCTATCGCCTGTTTGTGCTGTGTCTATTGTAATGCTTATTGGCATAGGATCTCGACCAGTCTCGCCATAGTATGTCCCTGCAAATGGATTACTAACTTGTGTTTGACCAGAGTAGAAATCTTGTGTTATTGATGGAAAGGAACTTGATGAAGCTCCTGCACTTGGGAAACCACCTCTACCTGTTTCACCATACATAGTACCAGCAAATGGATTTACTTGTGCAAACTTAGCGGCTGAATCCATGGCAGCACCGGCAACGGCATATAAAGCCTTGGTTAAATCATCTGCAGCCTTAACGCCATTTATTTCTGCTAATAACTTTTTAGCCAAAGCTTCGTTATTATCTAAGATTGCTATTTGAGACCTTATACGTAATTTAGTTTCTTCATCTGTAGCAGCGTTTAATGCAGCTGTGAGTCCTATGCGCTCTAAGTCAAATTTATCTCGTAATTGATCTACGGCAGTCTTTTTTTTCATTAGATCATTTTCTTGTTTACGTAATGATACAGAGTTTTTTATTATTTGCGCTTCTAATTTTCTTTGTTGAGCATTTATACGGCCTGCTGTTCTTTCCTGGCCGCCACGATCTTGTTGTGGCATAGCGTTTCTGCCTAGTTGCTGCAAGCCGCCAATGTAACCACCTAAGACTGGAATATTTTTTACATCAAATATATTGCCAATTCCAGGTATGGTTGTTAATTTTTTAAGTCTCTCAGCTACTATGCCTAAGCCTGTAATAACTTCAGCTGTGGCTGTAGCAAAATCTTCCATTTTATTACTTAAGCCCTCAATACTATTATCATCGCCTAGTGCTGCTAGTGCATCTAATAAACTTTTTCCTATAGTCTCAGATGCGTTAGCCGATGCAACTCTTAATAAATCCATCTTGCCTGCATAAGTATCTAATCTAGCCGCTGATTGACCTGCAAACTTTGTATTTAACTCTGCCATGATTTTATTCATGTCACCAGTTTTTAATAGAGTTTTACTTAGGCCAGCACCTAATCTACTTAGACCTGTAGTGTTACCTGCATAGCCACGTGATAAAGCGTTTGTAACTTCGGATAAAGATCTACCTGTGGCTGCGCTTACGTTTAATGCAGTCTGCAGTGCATTTTGGCTTTTAGTAATAGATCCTGTTACTGTCAATAAACGTTGAAATGCTGGGCGTAATTCATCATCTAATACGCCTACAGTCTTCTGTAGATTAGCAATATACATTTCTACGCCTGGTGCGCTGAATTGATAACCAGTGTTTTTTAATTGTTGCTCTAAAGACTTGGCTGCCTTCTCATCGGCCATAAATGCCTGTACTGCTTTTTTGCTGTAATTAGTTAAAGCATTAACGCTAAACGCTGCACCAAAGACTTTAGCAAAACTCTTGATTTGTTTTTCAAAAGTGCTTATTTCTTTCTTGCCTTTTTTTAATCCTTTATTATCAAAGGTACTGACTGCGCTGACAATTAAATTAGGCACTATGCAGCCTTTCTAATTTCTGTATCTTTAATAAACTTAGTTGCTACTGTGTTAATGGCATTAACTACCTTTGGAATAATAATATCTTTAGTCTCATCCCACGCACGATAAATCACACGACCTCGTTGCTTGCCTTGGCCCTTCATGCTAGATAGCATCTCAGCAGCTGAATTAAATTGCACAGGTGCATTAGGATTTAATGATTTATTACCCCTAGGCCTACCGATACGGCCTGCAGTTTCAAATATTGCGCCTGATCTAGAATTGTTATAAACATAAAATGCAGCCTTAAATCCTCTATCGTTTGCTTTATTTTGACCTGCGGAATATGCAACCTTGCTTTTTGCTAACCCATAATCATATGGTGGAAATAATCTATTAGGATCTTTAATTGTGTCTATTGATGCAGTACCTTTACCCCAACCACTTAACACTTCATTTTGTAACGGTAAATAACCCTGTGCGCGATCTCGCACAATTAACATAGCTTGCTTAATATTCTTTGACATCTCTTTGTTCAGGTCTTTGTCTACATCTTTCATAGCCTTTTGGAGTTGTTTAACGCCTGTTACGACGACTGGCATTTTTGATCTCCTTTGCTCTATCTTGTAAGACCTGCACAATAGCCCGTAACATCTCTGGGTCCATGTCAATGAACTCACTAGGCGCAATCCCTAGCTCTACAGACAAACTTGCTATCGCATAGAGCGTAGAATCACGCTGTACTATTTTTTTTCTTCGTCCAATACCTCAACAGTTTCTAAACTGTCTATAAACTCAATACCAAATATAGGTACAGTTACGTTAGCCCTACGCAAACACTCGTGAGCCAAGAAATAAATCTCGGTTTGTCGTTCGTGATCACGTAGGACTTTACTAATTCCTGCGCCATACTTTAACTCGAAAGCGTACTCGACACCTGGTGTTATCTTGTGTTCTGTGACTTCACCATTAGCCCTTGTTATCTTTAGCTTTGCCATTATTGCTCCTTATGCTACCGCTACAGTAATTACGCTGTTGCAGGTAAATGTAATTGATTGGCTTGATATATCGCTTACAGATCCATTTACATTGTTTAAGTTATTGACCAAAACAGTGGTTGAATATGAAGGATTGCTTGCAGATACGGCTCCAGTTGTTTGCTTGATTACCACAGGTACAGTTGTACCATAAGCAGCACGCAAAGTAGGGATTACAGTAGTTGCAGCATTATCATTTAAGAAATCTAGAGTAATAGTGCTTGCCTCTAGTCCTTTAGCAAATTTGTGAGCTGTATCTCCCATAGCAGTTACTTCTAGTTCATCAAATGATTGATTAACAGTTACAGATGTAACGTATGCTGACAGGTCTACAGAATTGAACGTGACGGAAACGCCATTATTCAGAAATACGGCCATGATTACTCCTTGTCTTTCTCTTTAGTAGTTGCAGGTTTTGGTGCTTCTTCGATCTGACCTATCTTTTTCAAGAAGGCTAAATCTTCTGGTGTTAGACTCATTTTAGCTCCAGCTCGTTAGGATTGATACTGTTATTTCTGACGTTAATAAATCTCCACTAGCTGCATTAGTTATAGCTGGAGCGGAGACACTTGATATGTTTAGCACCAAAGATGATGCGTTTAGTTTAGTCACAACGGCGACAATAAAGTCTTCTATGCCTGCTAGGTTGCCTTGATTGTCAAATGCAGGTGCGGTTATTAAAACTTTGAAATTAGCTAAAGGTGCGATACTTGTATAATCATTATTAGATGGCACGATGTAAGGATCGCTAGGTGTAATTACTACACTGTTAGCCAGTAGAGTCGCAGGTGGATAAGCAAAGGTAGACCACACGCCTGCATTGGCTAGGTCTGTTGCTAGTGTGCCACGTAATGTGGTTATTGCTGCTGACATTAGCCGACCAGTGAATTAGGACTAGAATACGGTTGGATGAGACCACGCACTCTGTTAATCAGCTGATAACCCATCCGATATGGGCTTGCAGTGATCCCATCCATACCTACCCCACCAGTCTGGCTAACTTGACGTGCTTGCCAGATGTCTACAGCTACGATCATCGCAGCCTCTCTGATAGCAGGGGTCGCAGTGTAAGCCTGTGATTTATGCTCTGGGCCAAGGGCTCGGCCGTATGGTTTTACAAAATGAAATGGATCGTTTGCAGCTGTCTTTGCATATTGAATAATGCTGTAACCGTTAGGATTTGAACTAAATGCGTATGTGCTCCAAAATGCTGTGCCAATAGATGCTGGCACTGTAGTACCTGGGAATGATCCGGTTAATGTGTAGGTGCCATTATATGTTGCACCAGAATCGCTAATTGTAATTTCTTGACCTGTAACAAATATGCCAGGGTTTGCTAAAACTAAACTTGCTACATTGTTGCTAATTGATGTGCCTACTACTGGCGCATCATTATGCCAAAGATATTTAGAAATTAAATCCTCTGCCGATTGACAGCATTCTTCCACGGTTGCATCACTGTATAAGCTACCTATGCCTAAATTACTACGTAATTCGGCTTTAGTTACCATTGTGGCTGCCATACTGTCCTCTCTTAAAAAGCTCCCCTGGGGCTAGGGCTACTAAACCCCAGAGGATTATTAAAGTATTGCTATTACTACGCTGTCATGTTGTAGCGTTGTAGACCACCAGACACAAGTGTCTTAGTCGCCAAGTATCCGTACAGCATCAATTCAATTTCGCCTGATGTTGGTACGTTTGTTGAAAGTCTCAATACTGGACTCTCATAAATTGCAATTGCTGATGGCACGATAATGAATGCTGAATCATCAATAGTTGTAGATACCATGTTGGCATCAACATATAGATCTAATCCAAGCACATTACCACGAATTGATGTTGGTGATGATGTACCACCAGCATTCATCGGATTTTGTGAGGTAAATATTGGACGATCCGTACTGTCCTTAGCCCCGATCAATAGAGACCATTGTGAAGTACCAGCAACATATGCGCTTGCTAGTTCACCAGTTGCAGAATATGCAGCTGGACCAGCTTGTGCGATGAATGCTTGGATACCTAGGTAGGTAGTAGCTTGTGATGTTGCAAGAGTTCCACCAGATGTAATTTCAGCAATTACTGCTGCATCTGTTGCCTTGTTGTAGGCACGTGTCATGTTGTCAAGCATT